ACGTCGTGATTCTTGTAGACCTCGACGGCGTTCTCGCAGACCTCCAGGGGGCCATCATCGACCTGATGGGCCTCGACCGTGCTGCAGCGATGGCGGCCTGGCCGCCTGGCGAGTACCTCCTCTCGAAGGCCCTCGGACTCGATGAGGCCGCGATCTGGGATCGCGTCGAAGCGGCCGGCGAGGACTGGTGGGCGGGGATGCCCGCGACGCCCTGGTTCAACGAGTTGGTGAACCTCCTCGACGACTGCGGCTGGGAGAACTACGTCGCGACCACGCCCACGCGGCATCCCGCGAGCGCCGCGGGGAAGCTGCGTTGGCTCGGTGCGCAGTTCGGGACTCCGTTTCAAACCTACGCCCTGACCCCGCAGAAGCACCTCCTCGCGGCGGAGGGGCGTCTGCTCATCGACGACTGCGATCGGCAGGTGGACCTGTTCCGCGAGTTCGGCGGTCGCGCCATCCTCTTCCCCCAGCCCTGGAATCGTCTGCACGCCCACGCCGACGACCAGATAGGGACGGTCCGCCGGCAGCTTCGCACATGGGAGAGCGGGCGATGATGATTGCCGTGGCCGCGGTCGTTGAGCGGCGGTGACCCTCATCGTTCCCAAGCGCGGGGTCGAAGACCTTCGGGATTGGCTCCGTACCGAGGTCGGGTTCTTGGAGGGCCTGTGCCGCTTGGGCGGGGAGCCGATCCAGCTCGCGTCGTACCAGCGCGACTTTCTCAGCTACCGCAACCCATCTGGATCGCGGCCTCGGATGCGGTGCGTCTCCAAGTCTCGACAGGTAGGGTTTTCATTTGCTATCGCGGCCGAGGCCTTCGCTCGTTGCCATCTGCGGAACGGTTACACCGCCACAATCGTCTCGTATAACCTGGGCGACGCGAAGGAGAAGATTCGGATCGCCCGCGAACTCCACGACGGGCTCCCCCTTCGGTTTCAGCGGCGGCTCATAACGGACTCAAAGACGGAACTGGTATTTGAGGCGACAGACCGGAGGCGGGCGAAAGCATCCCGGATCATTTCTCACCCATCTCGCCCCCCGCGAGGGAAGTCGGGCGATCTTTCTCTCGACGAGATGGCGCACTACCCACATGATCGCGCCGTTTACGCGGGTTCCACCGCGCTGATCGTCCGTGCGCCCGGCAGCCAACTCACAGTGGTTTCGACCCCGCTTGGTCGGCGGGGTCAATTTTGGGAAATCGCGCGTGAGGAGGTCCGGCCGTACCCCACGTTTGCCCGCTGGGAAATTCCGTGGTGGCTTTGCCCCGCGTTTTGCGTGGACCCAGCAGCAGCAGTCGAGGCCGCGCCTGCGATGCGGACAGCGGAGCGCCTCGACGCTTTTGGAACCGAGGCGATCCAACTCCAGTATGAGTCGCTGACCGAGGACGACTTTCGGCAGGAGTTCGAGTGCGACTTCGTGGACGATTCGACATCGTTTTTTCCGTATGATCTGATCATGCCCTGCACGTCAGATATGGTGGTGGCGTCCGATCCTACAGACGTTCGCGTTCGGGCGTCTGGGCGGTTGTTCGCGGGGGTTGATGTCGGCAGGACGAGGGACCTTACAGAGTTGTCTGTAGTGGACGTCAACAAGGGCACGAAAACGCTGGTCCTGCGAAAGACCTTCCGCAAGGTTCCATTTCGCGTCCAGGAGCAGGAGATCGGCAGGGTTCTGTCGTCGCTTCCGATTCAACGCATGTGGATCGATAAGGTAGGAATCGGGATGCACCTTGCAGAAAACCTATCGACGGATCACCCGGGCGTTGTTGAGGGCATGCAGATCACCAACGCCAACAAGTCAGAGATGGCGACGGGGCTCAAGATCCTGTTTCAGCAGGGCGACGTCGCATTGCCCCGGGACCGGGACATGATTTCAGAGATCCACTCCATCCGCCGATCCGTTACTGCGGGCGGGTTGATCCGGTTCGATTCTGAGCGTACCTCTGATGGGCACGCCGACTTCTTTTGGTCGCTGGCGATGGCCTGCCAATCCGGCACCCCTGCGGGGCGGGGAGAAGTTCGGGTTCGGATGATCGGGGGAGCAGCATGACCATTCGTGCAAAGGTTCTGGTGTTCACCATCATCGGCAGGGACGCGCCCCGTGCGGGGGGTGAATTCGTGGTATCTGCTGGGTCTGTTGACGATCTTGCCGCTGCCGCGCGGCTGCGGATCGAGTCCGCGGGCAACGTGGTACGATCCATCGCACACGGCCCAGGAGGACTCGTGGTTTACGTCCAGCGGGAGGCCAAGCCGTGAAGGGGGATCCGACGCGCGATGCGGTCATCAAGGCGAGCCTGGTTGGCCTCGATTCGCCACGCAGCAAGGGGCCCGGCGATTCGATAACCCTCTCGGTGTTCGTGGGCGCGGGCGCACTAGATCCGCCCTACGATCCTGGTGTCCTCTGCAAGTGGTATGAACTCTCACACGCGCTTCGGCCGAACATCGATGCGTATGCGGTCAACATCGATGGTTTCGGCCATCGTCTTCAGCCCCGCATTGACCTCACTGCTGAAGATGCGAACGGGCAGATCGCAGACGCGATTCTTGCACGCCGATTGCGCGACGCCGGCTGGGATGAGCGGCTGGTGGTGGAACCAACGCCAGACGATATCGCGGAGGAGCGCAAGCAGGTCGCGCGGTCCATGCGGTTTGAGCGCGTTCGACTAGACGCATTCCTCTCGCACGTAGCTGACGGCATGAGCTTCAGTGCATTGCGCCGTCTTACCCGTACCGATCTCGAGGTCACCGGGAACGCATACTGGGAGGTGCTGCGGAACCGCCGCGGGGAGATCGCGCGGTTCATCTTGGCACCGAGCTACTTGTGCAGGCTGATGCCGCTCGACTTGAAGCCGACGGAGGTTACGGAGTGGGAGCGGCTCTCGGCGGTTGACCACGAGGACACCGCCATCTCGCGCCGGTTGCGGATGTTCATCGAGGTAGACGAGGGGACGATGCTCCCCACGTTTTTCAAGTCGCTGGGAGACCCGCGCACGGTCTCGTCCGAGACGGGGAAGGTCTATCCGAACGAGGCTGCAATGCGCGCAGCAGAGCCTGACGTCCGCGTGGCTACGGAGATGATCCACTTTAAGGTGGCGTCTCCAGATTCGCCCTATGGCGTCCCCCGATGGGTGAGCGCATATCCAGAGGTTGCGGGATCCCGCGCTGCCTCGGAGGTGAATTTTCTCTACTTCGAGAACAAGTCGATCCCGCCGATGGCCCTGTTTGTGTCCGGCGGGCGCCTGGCGGAAGGCGCGGTTGATCGCATTGCCGAGCACATCGCAGAAGCTGTTGTAGGGCAGTCGAACTTCGATCGCATCCTCCTGATCGAGGCCGAGTCAGACGGGAAGTCGGGGACAGCCCCCCGCATCGAACTGCACCCGCTGATGAACGTGGACGAGGGCCGGTTTCAGGATTACGATCGCAGGAATATCACGAAGATCGGCGCGCAGTTTCGCCTGCCGAGGATATTGCGGGGTGACACCGACGATTTGAACAGGGCCACGGCTGATGTCGCGCTACGACTTGCCGAGGACCAGGTGTTTGCGCCGGAGCGCGACGACTTTGACTGGTGGGTCAACACCGTGGTTCTGGCGTCGCTGCGTGTGCGGTTCTGGCATTTCCAATCGTTGTCGCCGGTTACCCGAGACCCAGATCGGCTGTCGAGGATGGTCGAGTTGTTGGTTCGGGCTGGCGTGCTTCTCCCGGGCGAGGCCCGCCCGATGCTGGAGGACATCTTCAACCGCCCCTTCCCCGACATCCAGGAATCGTGGGCGCGGCGTCCGTTGGTTCTCACGCTGGCGGGCATCCAGACGGGCCAGGAGGGGACGGAGACGCCGGGCGGCGACGCCGGTATCGACCAGCAAGCGCAGGACCTTCTTGGGCTGGCAGCTCGCCTCGAGGGGCAGCGCGACGCGCTTACTCGGCGCCGGATGGAGTTGGCCAGGTCGCAGGGCGAGAAACCCGAGTCTTTGACCCTCCGGGTTCCTGCTGAGATGTTGCGGGAATGGGTGGACGACAACGAATGAACCGCTCAAACCCGACGCTCGGTTTTCCGCGAGTCGCGGCGTTGCCCGCTAGCCCTGTTGATGGGCTTGGCGTCTTCGCGCTTCCGTTTGGCGCGTCTTTCGTCTTCGAGGGCGGGCGATGGGCGGGGCTCGACGGGGTGTCCTATCTCTACGATGCCGGGCCGGGGGTGGTGCCCCGTCGCGCGGTTGTCGCGGTCGTCGGGATCGCCGTGCTGTGCGATCGTGCCGTTCACGCCCGTTGCGATGGCGTGTCTGTCGTCGTGGTCGATGGCGTTGTCCTCGTCCGTAGCCGTGGGTTTGTGGACGGATTCGTGGGGCTTGTGGACGGTGCCGAATACCATGTGGGGCTTGCCGGCGCGATCGAAGTCGCGGGGATTCCGCCGGGGGACGCTGTGATTCTTGTTGGTACCGCGACTTCCGCAGAGACGATCAACGTGGGGCAGGCCCGCGGAGTTCAGACATGACGGAGTTGCGGACTACCGATTCCCGGACTGCTGGCTTCCTCCAGGCGCGAGGGGTTCGGTGGATCGGGACACTCATCGCAGACAGCGGAGACTGCATTTTTCGTTTTGACGACAGCGACGGTGTGGCGACCGCGACAGTGGGCGAGTACGATTGCTCCTCTGAGTCGCGGTATGACGTGGCGTGCAGAACCATGTACGGGGTTGCCCGCGCGACAGCAGACAAGAAGAGGTGATTCCATGGTGAGAACTGACGACATCAAGCGCGTGTCTGAGCAACTCCAGCAATCCGAGGCGGCGCGTAAGACGATCGCTGAGGAGTTCGGGCTCGCACGAGTAGCGAACGCGGAGCGCATCGACAGCATTCTCGATGAGGCGGGCGTCCGCGAGGATGTCCATGCGTACTGGAGGCAGATCGCGCAGAGCCAGGTCGTTGCGCAGGACAGGATCAATAAGCTCGTGGAGACAGAGAGCAAACTCAAGTCGGTTCTCGATTGGCTGCGCAACGATACTGGTCTCGGGTCATCGACGACCCAGCAGCCCCCGCAGTAGACGCCCCCAGCGCCGATTCAGCAGCCCCCGCCGTAGACGCCCCCAGCGACGACTAGCCACGGCTCCTGTTTGCTCTTCCGCCACGTTGCGGATTAGCATGAGCTTGAGCTTGATTCCATCCCGATTCCATCAGCGTAGCTACAATCAGAACTAAGGGGTGGAACCATGGCGAACCAGGTCAACAACCTCCTCGTCCTCGAAGTGGACGGGGACGGCAACTTCACCGGCGCGCGGCGTCCGATCGGGACGGCGACGGCAGAGATTATCGAGATCACCAATCCGTGGAAGATCGACGGTGCGATCGATGCCAACAGCACGCTCGACGTCTCGGGCCAGGTAGATCTCGGCGCGTCCGGGGGGGCCGCGGACACGACCGTCCGAGGGGACCTGACTGTCGACGAGGACCTGGCGGTCACCGGGGACTCGGCGCTCGCCGGCCTCTCGGTGTCCGGGGATGCGGTCATCACCGGAAACCTGACCGTGAACGGCGCGCAGCATTCCATCGCTGGAGAGACCGTCCTCTACGAAGACAACCACATCGCGCTGAACGCCGGGTACGTGACCGTGGTCGCCCAGAGCTGCGGCCTCCACGGCAACTATTTGCCCACCAACACGAACGACACGGCCAACGGGGCGGTGGTCGCGGGCGTGCCCGCGACGACGAACCCGACGATGGTGACCGACGGCGCCGCGACCTTCGCCGCTGGCGACCTCATCCAGATCAGTTCCAGCGAGAACGACGGCGAGAACGACGGGTACTACGAGGTGCTCTCGCACGCCGACAACCTCCTGACCATCCGCGGCATCGGCACAACGACGACGATGGAGGACTGGACGCAGGGCCAGTTCACCGCCAATGGTGATGACCAGAGCGCGACGATCACCAAGACGAACATCTCGATCCTCCGTGCCGGGACAGATGGCAAGTGGGAGCACGGCCGCGGGGCCACGACCGGAACCGGGATCGCCTACTACGACCTGGTGGGGACCGACGGTGGCCTGGAGATGTCCGGGGACCTGGGCTTCGCGGACAGCGTGAAGGCGGCCTTCGGCGCCGACGATGACCTCCAGATCCAGCACAACGGCACCAACAGCCTGATCACCAACGCTGTTGGCGATCTGCTGATCACCAACTCGACCGTGGACGGATATGTGACCGTCAAGCTGGGCGACGCGGCCGGCGCGACCGGATTCAAGGTCACAGACAATGCGGATCAAGCGCAACTCGACGTGCTATCCAACGGAACGATCCGCCCAGCCGGCGGCGCGACCTTCGGCCCGTCCGCGGGCAACCTGAGCGTCTACGGCGGCGCGGGCAGCGGGCTGCTGAACCTCGGCGGCAACGCCACCACCGAGCTGTCGTTCGCGGGCGATGGCTCGGGCATCACCGTGGTGGGCGTGGTCCTGAAGGGCGACGACGACGGGACCGGCCTGGAGCTGGGCCACGTGGGCACCGAGGCGAACAAGGGTTCGACCGTCCAGTTCGCGAGCTTCACGACCGTCGAGCGCGGCTATCTCGTGGCTGCGAACGGGATGATCATCTACAACGAGACCACCAGCCAGATCGAGGCCTACGAGGACGACGCGTGGGCCGCCATCGAGGGCGTCGCGTCCACCCTCGACATCGCATACAACGGCGGGCGGACCATCACGGTGGACGCCGGCCCGGTCGTGCTCGACCACAGCACCACCACGGGGATCCTCGCGCTGCAGCCCGGTCTCATCGCCGAGACCGCGCCCGCCATCGACATCACCTTCACCGCGCTCGCCTACACCGGCACCCCGCACGGCATCGAGATCGACTACTCGGGTGTCACCTCGATCACCAACGCTGGCGACGTCACCGCGGTCTTGCTCAAGGGCAAGACCAACGCTGGGGCTGGGGATACCATCGGCCTCTCCATCGACGGCAACTTCGACCAGGGCATCGAGAACGCCTCGTCCTACGTCCAGACGGGCGGCGCGTTCACCTTCGGTGGCTCCAACATCGACTTGGATCCGACCGGGACCTTCGATCTCGCCATGGACGCCGGCCAGGCGTTCAGCATCGACATCAACGGCGCGGCCTCGAACATCAGCCTGGCCACGACAGACGCGGCGCAGGACCTGACCATCGAGGTCACCGGCGCGACCGACTCCTCCCTCGTGCTCCAGAGCGCGGGCACCGGGACCGACGCCCTGCGGATTTACGCCTCCGCGGGCGGGATCGACCTGGACGCGGCCGGGGCCCTCGACGCCCGCGGCGCCACCTCCGCGAAGTTCGGCGACGATACGGCCACCCTCGACTTCGACGGCGCGGGTGCCGTCGCCGAGACCGGCATGACCTCGTTCGCGATCTCGCCGTCCGGCGCGATCACCCTGACCGCGGGCGCGGCCTCGACCTGGAGTTCCACCGGCGGCGCCCTGACGATCGACGGCAAGGTCGGGATCGATCTCAAGGAGGACGGTTCCTCCGTCATCGCCATCGATACCAACCGCGATGTGCTGTTCGGCCAGACCGGCGGCTCGACCGAGGACCCCGACGTCGAGATCGACGGTTACTTCCGTTGCGACGGCTCCGCGGAGTTCGACGGCACGGCGCAGTTCGACGCCGCCGTGGCTCACAACGATGACGTGACCCTCGCCGCGGCCAAGGAGAACCTGGTCGCGGGCTACGTCGTCCACACGACCAATCCGCCCGGCAACGGGGACCTGTTCTTCAACACGGCCGAGGGCGCGAACCACCGCGTGAAGCAGGTCGATGCCACCGCCGCCACCGGCACCGTCGCCTCGGCCAGGTGCATGGGCATCTGGCGTACCGGCTCGAAGGCTGTCCTGCCCGGCAACCGGGCGATGGTCGTGAACCTCGAAGACAACAAGGCCTGCGCCATCGGCGACCGGGTCTTCTCCTCGGTCGTCACCAAGGGCAGCGCCATCGGCGAGACCGCTGGTGTCCCGCAGGCCGGCTTCCTCGTCTTCGTCGGCGTCGCCCGCACCGCGGCCGACGGGGCGTCCGCGGATCAGACGGTCGAAATCGATCTGGTCTACTCCGATCCCACCGAGATCTAATCGTCGCCGCCATCGGCGGCTCGACAATCTCCCCCAGGCCGTGGACAATCGGTCCATGGCCGATCCCTCCTTTCTCAATCTTCGCTTGGGCCAGGTCATCAAGCGGTTTGTCCACCTTGAGAACCTGCGCCGACTGACCGGCGGGCTCGGCCCTGCGCTGGAGAGCGAGCGGGCGTCGCTGGAGGCCGCCATCGATCGTCTTGAGGTTCGGGTCCCCGTGTCGTGCGATAGCGGCCAGGGGCGGGCGGATGCGGAGGAAGCCGTCGATTTCATCCGCCGCGCTGCCGAGACGTCGTGCTGTCGCATTGGCGGCCGTGGCAGGGGTGGCAGCAGATGAGAGAACTCGTTTTCCTCTTCGCCAGCTTCGGGATCACGTTCGGCATCCAGCACAAGTTCGGGCGGCTGGTCCGCCTCCTGCTCGGTCTCCCCAGCTACGAAAACGACGCTCCGGACGGTCCTGTCCGCCGGTTCGTCTGGAGCGGCCTGCGCTGCTCGTACTGCTGTGGGTTCTACGGCGGCGCCATCGCAGCGCTACTCCTGGGGCTGGTCCCGCTCGAGTTGGGCGCGTGGGCGCCGCTCCTCGGTCACGCGATGGCTGGGACCGCGATGGCGTGGGTCACGGACGAGGTGGTCTCGTGGCACGAGCGCAACTGACCGAGTTCTCTTCACGTCCGTCTTGCTGCATGGAGCCGGGAACGATCCGGCGGGTCCCCGTTGACCCAGCCTACGGGCTGGTGAGTTACCATGTCGCGTGTGGGTGCGGCTGGCGGTTCGTTGCTTGGCCCACGGCCTGTTCAATCCGCGAAGAGGCTGGCCGCGTGACGATTGGTGCTGCAGTGTGCGTTCGGTGTGGCGCTGTGATGTCGTGCGCCGATATCGAGATTCCCGAGAGGAGGCGTACGCGTGACTGCTGTCGCTGACCCGCTGGCGCTCTACGTCGATGCAGTTGCTGCGGCCGATGGGATCTTGCGGTCGTGTTTCGGGCTCGTGCGGAAGGCGGGCCCTGCTTCGACCGCAACCCCAGAACAGCTTGACGCTGCGGCTGTCGCCCTGTCTGTGCTGCTGTCGAATGCGGTTCGCGGCACGGAAGCTGAAGTCGTCAAGCAGGCGCTGAGGGACTTGGACGTGGACTGGAGCGGGATGACCGCCCAGCAGCGGAACGCCGTAGTGCAACGCGCCATGAAGGCCGCCGGCCGCGCTGCTCCGCGGGTCGCGGCGTCCATCAATACTCTGCTGGACGATGCAGCAGTCGGCATACTCGAGGGTGTCCGCATCGGGATGCCCGCGGCTGGCGTGCACGTCGGTGTTGATTTCAACGCCGTTGACCATCGGATCGTTCGGCACATGCGGGCGTCTACCTCGATGTTCGTGACGGACAACTTTCGGCAGCGCGCGTTCGCGACCGAGGCCAAGGTGCGCGAAGCCGTCGCGGCGGGCTTGGCGCGCGGGCTTGAGCGGGCATCGATCGCAGAGGAGATCGCAACTGTCGCCTCCGGTCTCGGTCGTCCGCAGCCCTATTGGGACGTCGTAGCTTCCTCGTTTGTCGGGCAGGCGCGCTCGCTTGGGCAGCTTAGCTCCTACGCGGAGGCGGGCATCGATCGGTATCAACTCGAGGCGGTTCTTGATGAGAACACGACAGAGCAGTGCAGGTTCCTCCACGGCAAGACGTTCTCTGTGTCGCGCGGCCTTGGCGTGTTCAGGGATGTCGAGAAGGCAGATGATGCAGACGCGATCCGGGCTGCTGCGCCGTGGCTACAGGTTGCCGGCGGGAAGATCGTTACGAACCTTGGCGCCGGTCGGACAGGGCAGGATGTCGCAACGATCAGGACGCCGGGCTACGGCGTGAGCGATCGAATTGGCGCGTATGCCAACGCCAGGAATGCGGACGGGCTGACTTCGCTGGGCGTATGCTGGCCGCCGTTCCACGCCTTCTGCCGAACCACTACCATCGCAGTGGTCTCCGGATGAACTATTGCACAGCCGCTCGGATCGGGTAGGATTCGGGGGCGATGTCCGATCCAGCCCTTTTCGTCACCGCACTCATCCCCGGGTCGATCCCGTTTCCGACCGCAAAGGCTGACGTTGGTCCGCACGTCACCATCCTCTATGCCGAGATTCCGGACGCGGATATGGACGCGGCAGTCGGCGCTGTGCGCCGCGTGGCGACCGCCAGTGAGCCGTTCACTGCGACCTTGGGCGAACTCGGGCACTTCGACGCCCCGGATGGCCCCGTTGCCTATGTGGACGTGCAGGCGCCCGAGGCGGCGACGTTGCGGCGGGACATTCTCGCCCGTCTGGCTGCTGCCGGCATCGGCGCGAAACAGACCCATGAGGAGTACACCGTCCACGCGACGCTGGGGTACTTAGAGCCCGGCAAGAAGTGGACAGGGGAGATCCCAAAGGGGAGTTGGACCATCGACGAGATCGTTATCTATCGCGACGGGCGGCTGGTTGGCGGGGCGAAGCTCGAGGCTTCGTGGCCAGATGATCTCGCTGCCGCGCCGTCGTCTAAATCTCGGGATGCGGGTTTGATGGAGAAGCCGTACAGGGGCGAGCATGCAGCACCGCAGGCGCCGCGACATGATGCAGTACGGCCCAGCCGTGTTCATCCTTCGACACTGCCCGCAGGCATCGATTTCATCACAGAGGTGCAGCCGAGCGGAACAACGCGGGTCATGTCCGTACGATTTTGCTCGACGACGTGGACCGAGGCCAAGGCCCGTGCGTGGCTGTTGTCGCACGGGTTCAAAGACGACCGATTCGAGCCGGCGGCAACGACATCTACGGCTGGCGCCCCGCTGGGGCGAAGGAGAGCAGAAATGGACGAGTTGAAGAAAGCCATCGCAGGGCTCGTGACCAAGACCGGCGGCCTCGACGAAGAGACGCGCAAGACGGTCGCCGACGAACTGGACAAGGCCTCCGCCGCGATCCGTCGCGGCGCATCCCCCGACGAGGAGGAGAAGGCCAAGGAGGAGGAGAAGGCCAAGGAGGAGGAGGAGAAGGCCAAGGCCAAGGAGGAGGAGGAGAAGGCCAAGGCCAAGGACGACGAGGAGGAGAAGGCCAAGGAGAGGGACGAAGCCAAGAAGCGCCGCCAGGAGCCGTGGCCCGCGGATCTTGGAGATCCGCGCTGACGGAGCGAGCATGGATTCCGATGTGATTTGGCCCGACGATCTGACGGATCTGCTCAAGGTCGCTGCGGCCGACGATGGTGACGGAACCTATGCGCTCGCTAAGCGGCTTGGCGGGGTTGGGTACGCGGCAGAAGAGCCGATGAAGTCGTCAATAGTTTCCGTGGGCACATATCGGCACATGGCTGCGGCCATCGCTGCGCACATGCCGGAGCATCGGCTCTACATTGAGCCCTTCGCAGGGGCTGCGGATATCTTCTTTGGCAAGAAGGCGTCGCCCGTGGAGGTGCTGAATGATCTCGACGGGCGGCTGATCCGAATCCATCGGGCAGTTCAGCGGCTGACCGACGGGCAGATTCGCGGCCTTCGATCTCGTGATTGGCGCGGCGGTGTTCGGACGTATCGTCGCGTTCGGAAGATGTCGATCGCCGACGATATGGATATGCTCTACAAGGTCTTCTATCTTGTTAAGTTCGCGTTGTACGCAAAGGCGGTGTTCCTCTCCGAGAGCTTCGACGGCGGTACCCCGAGCTACTGTTCGATGGGCAGGGTTTCTTCTATTCCAGACCGGCTGCCCGCGCTCCGCGAACGCCTCAGCGGCGTCCGGCTGACGTCGGGGGACTACAGAGAGGTCTACCGTAGATATGGGGGGAGCAAAGATGCGGTTTGGGTGATCGATCCGCCCTATCCGGCATCGGCGGGCGTTTTTCACGTGGCGGATGTGGACTTCGACGAGATGGCGCGCGGGACCAAGCGGCTCGCGGGCCGATGGCTTCTCTTCTTTGAAAACACGCGAGAAGCCGATCGATTCAAGGGCGGTGGCGTTTGGCACGCCCGCGTGAAGCGTCGTTCAGGCTCCCCCGTGCTTCCCGCAGATGCCGTCGCAGCCGCGCGGCTGCGCGCGACATGGGATCCGCGCAAGCAGTATGCGCGGTTTCTGAGCAACGCCAAACCATGGATGGCGGGGTTCCTCCGGGAAGACGCCAAGAGCCGCCCGGCCGGCGGTGGCAGGATCTCAAAGACCGAACGGTTCGCTGTCGAATGCGCGTTCACCCACGGCGAAACGGTCGAGAAGGCTGACGGCAAGGAACAGCGGTTCGTTTACGGCGAGGTGCTGATTCCTGACGAAGTGGACTCGCAGGGCGACATCTACGATGCCGAAACCATCCGTGTGGCGGCCCACAGGTACCTGGCGGATTATCGCGAGGGGAATCTGGGGGTCCAGCATACGAAACGGATGCTGCACGACAAGGTACGGCTGGTCGAGAGTGCGGTTGCGAAGGCTGACCACACCATCGAGGGCAGGCACATCAAGGCTGGAACGTGGCTGATGGGGTGGGAGGTTGTAGACAACAAGCTGTGGGCACAGATAAAGTCGGGCGAGTACACAGGATTCTCGATCGGCGGCTCTGCTGTGCGCACTGCACGTGGAGGCGATGAGGCGCAAGATGGCTGACGATGGAGCCAAAACGCGGTTGACGGAGATCGAGGTGGACGAGGTGTCCGTCGTAGATCAGGCGGCCAACCAGCGACGGTTCCTCATCGTGAAGCGGGACGATGCGGCTGCGGACGCCGTGGAGAAGGCGCAGCCCTTCGGAACGTACGGCGGCTCGTATCGATACGCCCGGCTGCTGCTTCCGATGATCCCCGAGCACAAGGTCTACGCCGAGCCCTTCGCGGGCGCGGCAGCCCTGCTCTACGCGCGGGAGGAACCATCCGACAGGGAAGTCATCGCAGACAACGATCCTGACGTGGTGTTCCTGCACCGTGCGATCAAGGCGATGACCTCCGATCGGGTCGCCGAACTGAGACGCCGGTTCGAGTGGAAGTGTACCAAGGAGAGCTTCGCCAAGGCCCTGGGCATGAAGCCGCAAGATGATGTTGCGCGGTTTTATCAACTCGTCTTCGTTCGCACCCACGCATACAACTGCTCGCCGACCTGCAAGCACCCGGCCCGCGACCACCTGGGCAGCACGACCAACCCGGAGAAGTACCTGCGAGCGAGCGAGCGCCTGAAGGACGTGTCGATCCTGCAGCAGGACTACAAGAAGACCATCGCCCAGCTCGACGGGCCCGACACCTTCTTCTTCCTCGACCCGCCGTATCCCGGCGAGTGGTACGACAAGGACGCGGTGATCGACCTCGACGAGTTCACCGAGGTGCTGGGCGGCATCAAGGGTCGCTTCGTCGCCGTACTCAACGACAGCCCCGAGAACGTCGCCGCCTTCAAGAAGATCGGCAGCATCTTTCGGCTCAATGTTCACGAGGCTGTCGGCACGGGCGGGGCCACGCCATCGACGCGGCTGTTCTGCGCCAACTACACGATCGCAAAGGCAGAGGGCGTCGAGATTCTCTGCGCGTCAGAGGAGGAAGCTATGCCCACCGACGAAGAGAAGGGCAAGGCCCTTGCAGACGAGGAGAAGGCCAAGGTCCTTGCAGACGAGGAGAAGGCCAAGGCCCTCGCAGACGAGGAGAAGGCCAAGGTCCTTGCCGACGAGGAGAAGGCCAAGGCCCTTGCCGACGAGGAGAAGGGCAAGGCCCTTGCCGACGAGGAGAAGGCCAAGGCCCTTGCCGACGAGGAGAAGGCCAAGGCCAAGGAGGAGGAGGAGAAGGCCGCGGTGCCGACCCCTGCGCACACCGCGCTGCTCCGAGAGAAGATCGCTGCGATGAAGGCGGCCGTGGATGCAGCCGTCAGTGCTGCGGACGATGGGTCCTTCGCCGACGCGATGGCGAAGCTCGACGCGCTTTCGTCTCTCGTGTGGGATATGCGGCGGACCGCCGAAGTCGTGGCGCTCGCCAAGTCCGCGGATGGCGCTGCCAAGGTCGCCCCGCTCGTCGCGCTCTCCAAGGCGATCCGCGCCAGGCGCAACGAGTTGGCGAAGGTGAACGGCGAGGGCGACGACGAGGCCACGTTCGCCAAGGCGGATCCTGCCCTCGTTACGGTCCTGAATCGCATCGCTGTGGCGCTCGAAACCAGCGAGAAGACCCGCGACAACGAGGAAGAGAAGGCCACCGCCGCCCTCGACGAGGAAGAGAAGGCCACAGGCGCAGCGACGCTGAGCGGCCTCGTGTCCACGGTGTCAGCCCTGTCCACGCGGCTCGCGAAGTTCGAGCGCACGGACGGCGGCCCGAACAGTTCCGGCGCCGCTGGGCGCGCGAAGAAGGGCGGAGAAGACGAGGCGTGGCCGTCGGATCTCGCCGCCAGGTGAAGTTCTGGTAACATCGGGGAGAAAGACCGCCCCGCAAACACAGGAGGGCACATGCCCACCCCGAACCGCACTCTTATCGAAAAGGCCGACCTGGCCCTCCAGGACATGCTGGATGGCGGCGGGTTCTTGGGTCCCGCCGACGCGCAGAAGTTCCTGCGCCAGATCATCGAGTATGCGACGCTCATGCGCATGGCCACCGTCGTACCGATGAAGGCGCCGCGTCAGCGGATCAGCATGCTCGCCATCGATGACCGCGTGCTGCGCCCTGGCACGCCGTCAACCGCGCTCGACAACGCCAATGACCGATCGAGGGTCGCGTCCGCATTCGTCGAGTTGGACGCCAAGCTCTTCCGCGGGGAGGTCCGTATCCCCGATGAGATCGTGGAGGACAACATCGAGCAGGGTTCCTTCTCGAACCTCGTGATCGACATGGTGTCCGAGGCTGTCGCGCGCGACATGGAGGAGATTATCATCAGCGGGGATACCGCATCCGCAGATGCGCTCCTCGCCGTGCTCGATGGTGTGCTCAAGCAGACCGTGTCCCACACTGTGGACTTCAACAGCGCGCGGGTCTCGTTCGATCTGCTGCGCTCGATGCACCGCGCGCTTCCCGATCGGTATCAGCGCGTCCTCGACAAGATGACGTTTTTCACCAGCCACCCGGCAGAGGGCGACTACAGGAAGCTCCTGGAGGCGCGGGTGACGGATCTGGGTGACAAGAACATCGAGGGCCGCATCTCCGCCCGATTCAACGGCACGAAGATCACCCCCGTCGGGATGTTCCCGAAGGCGCAGGGCGTGGGCGAGGATGAAACCTCGTGGCTGCTGATCAATCCGAAGAACATCCACGTCGGCATCTGGCGGCGAGTGCGCATCGAGCTGGAGCGGGACAAGCGGGCCGGCTTCGTGTCGATCCTGCCGACGGTGCGCTTCGACGTGAAAGTGGCCATCGAGGATGCGTCGGTCAAGGGCTACGCCTGCCTCAACGACTAGCAGGCCCGAGCCGTCAACTGCTGCGACCCTGAGCGACCCTAATTCCATGGCCATGGAGAAGGCAAATGACCGACAAGAAGGACCAGGACCCGGAAGTTCTCCTCAAGCTCAAGGAGACGAAGAAGGAACTCGTCGCAACACGCTTGCGTGAGACCAGAGCGAAGGATGCGCTCAAGGCGGCGCGGCGGGAACTCGCATCCGAGAAAGATGCGCGGATGGCGGCAGAGGTCATGCTGCGCGACGCTTCGGGTCATGCGCCAGCACTCGCCAACGAGGAGGAGGAGGAGTTGGTTCATGTCCGACTTCTGGAGCATGACCTGCGCAGCGGTCGCGTTTTCCGGACCTACGTGATCGGCGAGTACAAGTTCGTCGAGGGCGCCCAAGCCCTTGCTGTGCCCAAGCCCATCGCCGAGCGACTCCTCGCCATTCGGCACAACCAGCCCGGCGAGCCCCTGGCCTTCGAGGCTGCAGAAGCTCCCCAGGAGTAGCGCGGCGGGGGAGGCGGCCCGTGTCCGTTCGTTATGTTCAAGCGCTCGTCGAGGTCCCCGATCAGTTTTCGGTGTGGGCTGACGACATCACGAAGGCTCCAGGTCTCGTCCAGGGCGACTTCGCCGCGGTCGTTTACCTTGACGGCGGCGTGGCCGAAGGTGTCCCCGTCGTAATCACAGAGATCCCAGACGCTGCGGGGGAATACCGAGTGGCGTGGACGCCGACGTGCGCAGGGTACTGGGAGGTGGAGATCTGCTACCCAGTCGGGCGCGCGGTATGGAAGGGCCGCTATGATGTGACGAGTCCGGTTTTGACCGCCACCAGTCGGCCGCCGGGGTATGCCTGATGGGTATTGCGCGTGGAGAGTCGAGTTCGTGTATCAGCACCGCGTTGGACGTCTATTTCGAGGTCGGCGGCGTCCTCTGCGATGTAGGGGTGCTGCGGTTCGCGATCTACGACATCTCCACCGCAGAGAAGCGCGCGGCGCCGGTCAAGGTTTTCCCGGCAGTAGGCGATTGGGAAGATGTCGATCTAGACCCGTGCCCAGCCGGCGGGCGCGTTGGGGTTGGCCACTATGTGGCGCCGTGGACGGTCCCCGATGATGAGCCTCTTGGCGCCCACGAGACCCGGTGGTCGTATGCGCTTGTCGTCGATGACGATGAGGCCGTGTTCGTCGAGGAGTTCTCGGTCCTCGACGAGGGGTGCGATCCGATCGACTTCCGCCACTACTGTTCCGTGGCGGATCTGCGCGCAGAAGGGGTTACTGAAACGCTCGCCTCCGACGCCCGTCTGGAGGCGCTGATCGACGAGGCGACGTCTGAAATCGACGACCACACGCGCTGGTGGATTGACGCAAAGGCTATGACGATCGCCATCGACGGGCGCGGACGGCGGATTATCCACCTGCCCGTCCCGTTGATTCGGCT